GGGAAGACACAACGGGAAACCATTAATCGCAAAGTTTGCTCATTATCCTCGCCTTCTGCCACAAGGCTCACGGATCTCGCCTCAATCCTGAGAAGTTTAAGGCCCTTATGCTTGAGGGCCTTAAGTAAGATATAAGCATTACCACCTAATTGATTATGCTCGGTATGCCAGTTCATTTGCCACCGAGAAATCCCATAATTCTTGCTGTCGTTTGCCTTCAACTCTAACCAAAAATACTTATTATTTAAGAGCCCGGCGACATCAGGAATTCCGTTAATAGTATTAGATTCTATGCGAAAAATATGACCTTTTAGATCTAACTTTTTAATGCGATCCCAAAGTTTTGCTTCGTTAGATTTAGCCATATTGATTCAGATCAATACTATCTCTTTCTTTTTATTTTTTTCTTCTTAGTTTTCTTTTTCTTCTTAGCTTTAGCTTTTTTCTTTTTAGCCATCGGTTCCTCCTTCCGTCTCATGTTATGTACTATTTTGTTAAACTTTTCTTCACTAATAGCAAACATTATTTTAACTTCTTTATTTTAGTTATCACAGAATTAGGAATAATAGTAGTGTTTCCTATCTCTTCAATCTCTCCACTCTCCTCGTTCTTTAATGAGTAATCTCCAAAGACCCTGGTGAGTCCTGCTGCTCTAGATAGCAGGTGGCCCTTAGTTACGCACGGACTCAATTTAGCTTTATTTAAATGATCAACGGACTGCCAACTAGCGTCTGAAGTAATATCAGCCCAATGAACCTCTACCATGGGGTACCGGTCAATCTCCCGCTTTGCTCTTTTGTTTATGAATTTTCGTTTGGCCATGTGATGTCCTGACGATAACTTCTCCAACAGCTGTAGTTAATAAATGCGAGTTATGTATCTCATTAAAAAGAAGCATAAAATCGCCGCTTTTATTACTTGCTAGTAATTGCTTCTGCCGTAATGTTAATGATGTCTTTAGATTCCCCGATCTTTTTCTCGAGTTCGGATAACCTTTTTTCCAAAGCTTCACGCGACATGCCCTCCAATCCAATATGTTTAACTTCTCTTTTGTCTACATAGAATCCGGCCATTTGGCCTTTTCTAAATTCGGCATTAATCGCAGCTGTGAACTGTCCTTTGGTAGCAGCACTCGTCTGCAGTTCTTCAAATTTTTTATAACTTCTTAATTTATCCTTTTCGTATTTTTGTAATTCTTGAGAAAGTCTTTTTTCTAAATATCTACACACATGAGGATTAAGATTTGGGTTGGTTAAGCGGCTCGCTGTTTCAACTGGTCCCTCCGGTTTATTGGATTTATAGCCGGCCTGTCGAGCAGCCTCTACTTTAGGCATCTTTCCCCAATTGGCTACAAGAATATCCACAAAACTCCTCTGTTTAGGAGTGAGCTCAATCGTCGTTTTCAATACATTTGATTTACCAGCCATACAAGTCAATATACCGTCTTTCCTGGTTTCCTACTATACCCTTACCTTACAAACATATTTTTTCAAACTTTTTCTAATGAAAAGGTTCAAAAATTCCTGAAAACTAGGAATTTTCCTAGTAGTTTCCTAGCTGTTTTTAGCTCTAAAGCATTGATATATATAGATATTTCCTAGTTTCCTAGTTTTTTCCTTACAAATAACTTTTTAAAAAAGTTTTTTCTAAGCAGGGGGTATACTGGGAAACTGGGAAAATCCGCATAAAACCTCACTTTTTGAACTGAATATTTTCCTACTATTAGTCGCCGTTTCCAAGGCTCATTTCTAATAAGTAACCACGTTTAAAACGTGGGTAATTAAGTTCCACTATAGACATACTAAACATTAACAAGTGGTCACTTTAGACCAACTACACACAACCGTGTGTGGGTAATTAAGTTCCACTTATAGCAAACTAAACACCAAAGGAGGTGATAAAAATGAGTAATATGGAAATAATAATAAAGCACTTTTTTACGCTATCAACCATGGCTAGAAAAGAGCACAGAAGCCAAGGTTTAGGCGCCATCCATCTGGCCATTATGATTGCACTCGCTAAGTGCATCACGGACGGTGAATATGAATACGCTAATTTTGGTGCTAGATACGTCAAAATAAAGATGGACGAACTAGTGGGTTATAAATTGCCTTATATCCAAGTAATACAGGGCCTAAATCGTCTAGTGGATGTAGGGTTTTTTGAAAAAACCAAAGACTACAATGGAATCTGGAAATACTGCTACAATATCGAAAGACCATTAAATAAACCCTTGAGTGTTTAAAACTTAAGGTATAATCTGGCCTCGGACTTACGTCTTAGGCATATAAGTCTTGTGGGGGGGCGTTAACCGAGAGGGGGGCGCCCCTTTTAAGTTGCAAAAATTATTTAAAACAGTTAAATTAATAATGAAGTCATAGAATGTTTGCATATTCATATGTACTCCCTTTCTGTTGGGCACAGAATATAGGCCGGTTAACATAAGTCGGTCTTCATAAGCCGGTTGTGGTATTGTGCCCGGCAGTTTACTAAGAGCCAAGCTGGGTTTATGAACATTTGTTAGAGGATCTTCGTTTCTAGTTTGGCTCTTACAAATCAGACAAAATGTAGATGCAGAAACTGCTACGCCTGCTGCGACACAATAAAGTTACTAACTAGAGCGGTGGTCGACATAAAGACTGCTGCTCTGGCTTTTTCTAATTGTTTCTTTAAATATTTTTTTGCGTCCTGGTTTTTATTAGTCTTTACGGCCAAATATCTTTTGTAATATTTAATCCATTTAACTTGCCGGTCAGTAAAGGTTACTTCCCCACTTCGAACTCCTTTAAAATATTGTGCTTTAACATGTTCAGGATCCCAGCCTGACCACCAACAAATGGTTTTAAAATCTTTATGATCCTGGATAATCCATTCGGTAGCTTCCATCTTATAAATACTTGATTTGCGATCCGAAGTCGGAAGCCGAGCTTCTTCAAAAGCATGAACTAATACTTGGCGCCATAAGCGTTGTTCTGGATTTTGATAATTTTGGTGTATTAAATCTTGGGCAATCTCAATGCCCATAAGTTTTAACAAGCCGTGCGAATAAGTCACGATAATGATTCTTAACCTCCATAGGCATATTTAAACGAGAAACCATATCAAATTGTTTTTGAATGTCGTCGAGTAGATTATAAATTTGTGAACCATTCCATTTTTGAATTCTTGGAAGGATTAATAGCTCCTTATCATCATGGAGGTCGTGATCATCATAATGCATCATAACTCTATTATAATTTAACATTTGTGTCTTTACTACCCTTGACGAGCTTGAGTTTAAAAATTTTTGCGGTCGGTTTTTTGGAATGATGTAACTTAAAAATGTATTTTGCGTCAGCCAGCATAGCTGGATCAAATTCTGTTCTATACCCATAGTTTACTCCCATTTTAAGAGCAAACATGACACTAGTAATAAGATTATATTCTTTTTGGGAAAATTTTTGCGCAAGAAGGGTAAGAGCTTGAGTTAACTCAGTGATACCACCCGTCTTTTTTACCATCAATAAAATCCTCACACCATTTATAAATTGTTTTTAAATTTCTGTTGAATAAGCGTGATCCGTGGTCCGTGGGGGTTTGTCCATCACAAAAAATACAGGTCGCTCGGGCAGACGTTCCCATGACGTAGCCTTTACCCTCACATTCTTTACAAACCAATTCCTTAATTGTTTTAAACATTTTTTGTTTCTTTCCGCAAGTCGTTATTGATACCTTTTATTATTTCATCTGAGCGTTTCATTGTCGAGCCGCTTGACAATTCCCGCGGATCACGACCCACATTCGATTGACGATAAACTTTTCGTGTATCTTTAATACTTTGGTCCACGTTCCAGCCGTTCTCTCTTAAGATATGCTTTTTTATTTTATTGTGAACGTAGTTGGGGTCCCTTCCTGCAAGCTCACAAACTAATCTAAAATGTTTTCCGTCTTTTATTAAAAAATCTCGGGCCTGGGCTCTCTCAAACCAGGTAATATTAGTTCGACTAACATGGCTAAAACAGTCTCGAACCGCCTGGCTTAGTACTGCCACCCAGAGTGTTTGTTCAGGCTCCATACGGCGATCGCCATGAATATAGTCCACATTAGCTCTATTTCGAATAGGCATCTATCTTCTCTTCCACCCCTTTATTTTTTCTCTGTCTTTTCTAGACTCCCTTATGATACAAGCACCTTTTTCAATAGGTTCTAACTCTTCTTGTTTCTTTTGTGATTCAGTCAAAGGAATTCTTTGAGCCTCTTCAATACGATCTGAATCTCGATACTTTTCTAATTCCCTGTAGGTTTTTTTAGGAAAGGCTTTTGCTAATTCGTGAATGGTTTTTTTAGTTGTGGGTGAGTCCCCAGGTTTTGTCATATATATATTTTTTTCCTTTTTCATAGAGATGTGTCTTTATACCTTTCTTCGTTGTAAGTGCTACTCCAAAATCCGCAGCGTTGTACACTTTAACAAAAGAATTTTGACTGATAGCTATACTGCCGCCGCTTGCTATAAGTGTAAACTGCGAACAGCCGGTTAAAAAAATTATTATTATACCTATCAATAATGTTTGTTTAAGTAATACCATACATACCTCATAATTAATCCAGCAATTCCCAAACCTATTAAAATCAAAATAATATCTAAGATTCCCATTATAGCCTAGACCTTATAGAAGGTATACTTCACCGTCAGTTCTTCTCCTTCTTTAATATCCTGTAGAGTAAATAAATTCCATTTTTTAAAATCTATATTATATTCAGATTTGGGTAAATCAGAACGGTGATTCCATTCCTGGCGCGTCAACAATAGTTTAACTTTAACACAATTGGCATCGTTAGAATGATTAAGAAATCCTCCTAGCGGAGTACGAATGATAAGCTGTCCTAATTCTAAATGACACATGCCCAGGTTGGTTCCCTGGCCAATACCTTCCTTAGCAAAAAGACCAATGTCATGAATGTCAGAAAATCCTAATCTTATATTTTTAGGTAAGGGTTTGTACATTAAAAAAAATACTCCGGGTGCACTCGAATCATATAGTTGACGTAAATTAAATAAATGACCATCGCTCCCAGAAAGATAAAGACAATATACTTCATATTTAATTATGAGGACATCTCTGTTGCTTAGTTAATGCTCGTGGACGTTTATAGTCTTTCCACTTACAGTGAATCACATGCAATCCACCTTCTGTCAGGATTCTAAGTTCCCAACCCCAAGGCTTCGCTGATTCCCAGTGCTTAATATAAGTGGGATACTCACTGAAACACGTGGCGTGTTTAATATATTTATTTGTATTTTTGGGCACGCAGCTCTTTTCTTAAATGTTCAATACGATGTTTAAGGCCATCAATAGTGGTGTACATCCAACCACAATCATGAGGCTCAATCTGTTTCTTAAACCAGCTGATAGTTTTTTTTAAAATTTCTATCTCTTTATTTTTTGTCGTTGCCATTCTTAGGAACTTCCTTTTCCTTTTCTATTCTAATTCTCATACTTAATTTTTCGTTTAGTTTTTGAAGATGGACTTGCATTTTTAAAACTTCGGTCAATCTAATATAGAGTTCTGATAATTTGGTCATCTTTTTTTCCTCCTAATTTTTGCGCCACGAAATAAATTGTTCTTTAATCCATTTTAAACACATCTCAAATTTGTCCTCAGGATCAGAGACAACTAATTTATTACGTTCGACACCGTTAACTTTTAAAATCAGCATGTTATCTTTATGCTGCCAGCGAACAGTAAATTCCTCGACTCCACCGTAATGTAGGGTTTTTAAACGTTCAACATCAGCCGAGTGTAATCCATCACCAGCCTGATGATTATTTACCATTTAGTTTTTTTTTGTACGCTTCAACTGTAATGCCTTCTTTTTTGGCACGAAATTTAATGTAATCATCGACCAATTTAGAGATCATCCCACCGGGTGCTCTAAATTTTTCTTTGCACATTCCTTTCAGTAGCTTGTAGTCGTCGGCTCTAACCGCAACACTCTTCCACTTAGTTATGTCCATTTTTTTCCTTCCTTGTTGTGTTTGATACCGGGCTCATTCCTACCAGTCCGTTTACTTTTTTTAATGCTTCGTTAATCATATTATATTTAATTTTCAACATTTTATATTTATGTCGAAGGGTAATATTTTCTCTTGCTAACTCAGCACTGGTTCTTATTTCCATTGTTCCTCCTTATTTTAGTTTGGTTAGTTGTTCTACTAGAAGATGCACAATTTGTTCCATGTCTCCTAGTTTATCCAGAATTAAATCGCATTTTTTCTGAATTCGGTTGCGTTGTAGTTCCTTAAGATACATGGGATCATCCGGTTTTCCTTGTCCGAATCCTCCACGGCCATAAGGTTTTTTTAAATTGGTAACTATCTCTTTAAGTTTTAAACTATTTTTAATTTTAGATGCTGCTTCTTTAGTTCTTTGTTCTACTTCGCTCATAGAAATAGTGGGATTATCTTGTTGATTAGCAATCTTAGCTGCAAAATCTTCAAGGACATCATCAATATCTTTATGCTCTTTCATTATCCTGTTATAATAGTTTTTAACAAAGTACTTTTACTTTTCAAATTCATGTATTTCTCATTTATATGGGATAAAGCGCAGGAGTGTCAACAAAAAAATGAAGTATATTTTAATGATATGGGTGTGTTCTTTCCTCAATGGACCGAATTGCTCTGCCCCTATGATAAGCCACAAAACCTATGATTCTTGGTATGAATGCTCTCAGGCTGCTTACGCTAAATCCAGGCAAGTTGTAACTAAATTAGGCTATGCGTATGTCAATAAATATGAGATTGCTACAAAATTTACTTGTAAGTTAGACAAACCTCCGATATAGATTTTAGATGTCTTTTTTGGCCTTTATTATGTTCGGGCATATTTGTATTGAGACCCCCGGATCTTTCGATAAATGCTGGAATATTTATCACACCCCACAAATTCGCTATTTAAGCGAACGTACATGCATGAAAGCAGCAAATGACTACCTTCATGGCGCTCAGCTATATTATCGCAAGCAGGACGTCTCTGTGAGCGAACTAGAGCTATATTGTATAGGTACAGATCCATTAGAGCCAGCATGACGCAAGTATTGACATTATATCCCAAGTTGCCTTATTATTGCTTATGAAGTACTATCGTATTAGAATGATAGTACAAGGACAATTGTATATTGAGACAATTGGGGCTAAAGACATAAAGGATGCCTTTAAAATCTTGATTAAAAAGGCAGCTGATGGTCTTGTAAAAGTGAAAGAAGATGTGGGCTTTTATCAGAGAGAAAAAGTCCAAATTACTTACGAGGAGGTAACGGATGGCGCTTCAAGTACTGGTACAGAACAAGTTAGATCTGGAACATCAATGGGCAAAGAAAGCTTTAACATCGCAACGTGACGATATTAAATGGTTAGATTTAAAGATTAAGGATGTTAAAAAACAAATAGACAATGAGTTAAACCAAGAGGAAAAACTTTCGATTGCAACATGAAAAAAATAGTAAAAAAGATTAAAAAAATAATGGCTGAAATAGATAAGATTGAAGCTAAAGAAGAAACGCTTAGAGAAGATCTAAATGAAGCTATTGATGATTTAGAAGATAAGTTAGACGATGAATAAATACTAACGTTTCGTTGGTAATCTTCTTACTCCTTCAGTAAAAAGGTGCATTACCTTATCTGTGTACTTGCGCATTTTTCCTTCAAACATAAATTGATAGTCTTCAATCAAACCTTTTTCATTATGAATTTCAAAACCCCTCACATTAGTTCTAGCTAAAAAATTACCTTCCTCTCTTTTTTGAGCTACATAAGCGAGAGTGCCGTGTCCAAATTGGCGAATCATTTTGAGTCTGTGGTTTCCACTTAATAATAACATTTGAGCATCAAGCACCAATGGAAATAAAAGTCCTTCTTTGTGAATAGAGGTTCGAACAGTTATGTAAAATTCATGATGAGTAGCCTGGGCTACTTTAATATCTTTAAACCACACGAGCTGTAGCCTATGCTTAAATAATTGATATTTAGGGTGGATAACTGTTTTGTTATCCGATGTTTTAGTTATCAGTAAAGACTTGGGTGTTGTTGGCATGTAAAAGTTCGTTTTCTGCAGGGGTGAATGTATTTTTTTTACGAGGCATATTTTTATAGTGGTCCACTATTCTTTGTAGGGTTTCTCTTTTAACAATACTGTAAGGAGCAATAGCTGTAGCAAATTTATTAGCGTCTCTAAACGCACATCGCCAACGCCATTGATCAAAGTTTTGATGAGGATAAGCTTTTTTCATATAGAAGTTACCATATCCTGTGACGTTATGGATCCATTTTACTACTCCTTTATGGGTCATTTGAATTTCAATTCTAATACTCCAGCATCTATACATCTTACCATTAGGAGCTTTTTTATTTTTTCGTTTGCACTCTACCCATCCTTCTCCATCCATTAGACCAGCTAAATATTGGGCATGACCTTCCTTCATTTAATATCTCCCCATGATTCTCCTAAGTTAGTATCAACAATAAACGGAACTTTAAATTCGATACAATTTTCCATTATTTTTTTAATATCTTGGACATCCTTCATACTAAATTTATTAATATTGAAACAGAGCTCATCGTGGAGCTGCAGGATTGGTAAGTAACCTTCTTCATGACAAGCTAGCATTGCTTGTTTAGTTTGGTCTGCAGAAGAGCCTTGTATCAAACGGTTTAAAGCTTTGTAGGTAAAAGCTCTTTTAATATTATCGCGACCATATTTAGCCACTGCGTTTTCGAATGTTTCAGCTGTATAGAGTCCAAAGTCTTTAGGTTCCCACTTATCAAAACGACATTTTCTTCCTTTTTTAGTTCGAATGACTCCTTTTTCATTGGCAGTTTCCATACAACGATCGGATAACATTTTAACAAAAGGCACCTTACGATTATATTTGGATATGAGAAGGTTAGCTTCATCCTTTGATACTCCTAATGAAGTAGCCAGCCGGTTTTTACCCATCCCATACATAAGACCTAACCCTATAGTTTTAGCTTGTGTTCTTTCTATTCCTACTAGATCGGCTACAGTTTGATGAAAATCTGCGCTAGCTTTGTGATAAGCTTCCACTAATTCAGTGCTTCCTTCGTAGCCATTACCAATTGAAGAGGCATAGTGCACCGTCATTCGTGGTTCTTGCTGTGAGTAATCAAAGGATCCCCACCGGTGTCCTTCCTCCGGAATAAATAAAGATCTAATGAGTGGACCCAATTCTTTATTTCGAGCTGGTACCTGTTGTAAGTTAGGATTGGACATACTTAACCTGCCTGAGACAGTCCCACCATGATCCGATCTTAATTGATTTATTTCGGCATGAATCCTTCCCTTCACCTGGTACTTCATGATAGAAGATAAGAAGGTATTATGAAATTTATTTATTTCTCTTGCCTGTACAATCAATTTTGCGATTTTATGTTTACAATTAATCAACCAGTTTTGAGTAAATGACGGTTCATCAGATTTCAGAGTCCTTGGATACTCTATCTTCAGTTTATCGAAAGCTTTGGCGATCTGGCGTGCTGCCCAAATGTCTGTGTTTAATCCTGATTCTTTTTTTATTGCCAACAGTATTTCTTGTTCTTGGCGCTGCATTTCTGTACGTAATTTTTCAGCTAATTCCACTTGTACTCTTACCCCTCGTTGACGCATTGCAATTAATATTGGGAGCAGGTTAGATTCCAATTCCCAAATGGTTGTTAAACTTTGCTTAATAATTTCTTTTTTAAGTTGCTGCCATAAAAGGTACGTGAGTCGTGCATCTTGTTCAGCATAAAAACCAACATACTCTGCTGGCAATTTCCACATCTCTGCTTTAGGATCTACACCATGCTCTTTGGCTGCTATAATCAAATCCGTTTCTGCTTTAATCTCGCCTAAATAATCTTTAGATAAAGTATTCAAAGAATAAGAAAATCTATTTTCATCAACAATCGCTGCTGCGATCATGGTATCAATAATATCTCCATTTACCTTAAAGCCTTCTTGTTCTAACCACCCTACATCGTATTGAGCATTGTGAAAAATTTTAGGACAAGGTAAGGCACAGACATCTTTAATATATTTTTTAACTTGGTCAGGAATCATATTTCCTCCACCAAAATGTTTGAATGGATAATAACCTTGCCAACCTTCAACAGCGACTGCAAAGCCAATGATGTTTCCATTTCCTGTAGCCCAGCCTGCCCCCTGGCCAGAGCTGATACCTTCGTCTCGTGTTTCTAGATCGATGGCAATTTCTCTAGCACCCGATAGATCTTTATATTCCGCGGGGCATGACCAAATATGTTTTTTAAAATTCATAGAAAGCTGTAAGCTCATATAATTTTTAATTCTGCTGTAGTTTCAATCCAAACTCTAGCACCACAGCTTAAAGGTTTGTTAGGTTTATAAATTATTTTACTAGGTCCAAGTATATTAACTTCATGACCGTAGGTATTAGATTTACTAGTCTTGACGGTGATAACAGGTTCGTTAGTTCCATATTTTTTGTTTGCTCTAATCTTATGCATATTTACATGAATTCTTTTAAGTAAATTCATGAGTAATCCCTTTCAATAATCATATCAATATAATGTTTAGCTTTACGTAAATCTTTTTCTCCATCTTTTTTCTTATGTCGGCACACATACTTAATAACATTTCCTTCAGCAAATTCTAAATGATTTTCATTAATAAATTCAGCCGGTTGGATCTTCATGCCTTTGTAATGTTTTCCTGCTACCTGTTCCTGTAAACTATCGTAAGTCATTCCTTTAAACATTCCTTTATCGGTCATTTAATTCTCTTCTGAGCCGCTGCTACAATTTTAAAAATATCACGCCATTTGGTTTCGGCCTTAACCTTTTTAATCATGCGACTTAATTTATAATAATAACTTTTTTTATTTTTCCCTGACATAAACTAAATAGTCTTCTCCTAAAGGATAATTATATTTATAATCCGTACTGAGAAGATGAATGGTGTTTCTAGCACGGGTTGCACCTGTATACCAGACTTTTTTTTCGTTAGTTTTTTCTTTCTTAGATTTAGTTTGATAGTTGGAAGGATAATTAGCTTTTCCGTAAAGAACAACATTATGGGCTTCTCCTCCTTTAACTGAATGAATAGTGTCAATAATAATTTTAGGTGTGTTATCTAATTCTTTTTGACCGTAGCGTTTTAATAATCTTATAAAATAATTGATTTGTGCTGGAGTAAAGTTTCTTCTTAAAATTCGCCACCAGGGGTTTTTTTTAACCCGGTCTGCTAAATTTAATCCACATTCTTTTTTTAAAGTATTAAAATCATAGTCTTGGTAGTTAGGTTCACTTGCCCAAAATGAGGGAGCTCTATAGCTGGGGTCTTTTAATTCTCTAATATATTTATACATTTGTTCTGACTGTTTTTTGTTTATCTTTTTTCCTGTAGAAAGTCTAGTCCAGGCTTTAATAGCTTCCCATTGCTTTTCGTCAAAACATTTAATATCCTTATTGTCCGAAAAATAAAGTCCTGACCCCCCTCTCC